TCATGAGAGATCAAGCTGTTCTCTGCGTTGATCCTGGTTATGTTGGTTTAGCTTCACTACGCCCAATGAGCAAAGAAGAACTTGCTAAAACAGGCGATAGCACAAAATGGTTACTCACAGCAGAATATGCATTAGTGGTTCAAAACCCAGATGCACATGCTAAAGTACAAAACGTAGGTGCTTAGTAAGTAGATGTGATACAATAGAGGGTGTTAATTCGCCCTCTTTGTATTTTTATATATGCCAATATTATTTGATCACAATAGCGTAACAGGTGTAACTCAATACTTTGATTACGACCCAGCTAAAGATACATACTACCTAACTTCTACACAAGATATAAGTGGAATGTTAGACAAGATTAAACAAGCAAGAGATAACCCAGATACATGGGATAAAGGCGTTAAACAAGAATGGGCGCACTTTGCTAGTATTCCACCAGTAGTGGAAATGCAGCTAAAACAAAAAGGGATAGATATATATAACCCTAACCAAACAAAAGAGTTGATGAAAGAGATCAACGAGAACTATCCATACTTAAAATTGACTACTAAACGTGGCTAAAGCTAAATTAAAAGTAATAAGCGTTAAAGACTCTGGTGATACTTGGAATATTACAGTAGATACCAATGAAGAAGGTCGTAGAATACTTATGCAAGCCGGTATAGATCAAGCATTAAAGAATATGGTAGATGATAATATTAACAAGTTATCATGGTGGGAACGTTTTAAATACGCATGGAAGAACGCTAAATAATTGGATAAAGACGAATTAAAGAACATACAATTAGCTATACACGACCTTATTACTAAGGAAGCGTATGACGAAGCATTACCTCTAATCTACACAGTATTAGAAACATATCCTAATGATGCAGCTACACTAAACTTCTTAGGTTATATTTGGCTACAAGGTGATAAGCCAGCATTTGCTTACCAATTCTTCCGTAGAGCATTACAAGAACAACCAGGCAATAAAGCATTATGGACATCTCTAGGTCGTGCAGCACACGAAATGGATATGCCAGAGGAAGCTATACAATACTTCCTAAAGTCAGCAGAATTAGACCCTAGTTATAATTTAGCTTATTCTAATGCAGCAGCAACTCTAGTACAGATGTCTAAATGGGATGATGCAGAGAAGTCATGTAATATGGCTTTAGAATGCAATCCTACAGATTTACACGCACAATTAAACCTAGCACATAGTTATCTAGCTAAAGGTGAATATGATAAAGGCTGGAAAGAATGGGGTAAGTCTTTAGGTGGTAAATTCCGTAAAGAATGGGTATATGGTAACGAAGTAAGATGGGATGGAACTCCTAATAAAACATTAGTTATCTATGGCGAACAAGGTTTAGGTGATGAGATATTTTATGGCTCATGTATTCCTGACGCTATTAAAGCTAGTAAGAAAGTCTATATAGACTGTGACCCTAAACTAGAAACATTATTTAGACGTAGCTTTCCTGAAGCAGAAGTACATGGTACTCGTAAAGAAGCTCATCCTGAATGGATAGCAGATAAAGAATTTGATTACAGATGTGGTGTAGGTGGATTACCAGAGTTCTTTAGACATAATAATAAAGACTTTCCTGGCACACCTTATCTAAAAGCTGATCCTGAAAAACGTATTATGTGGAGAGCTTTGTTTGACTCTTATAAAAAGAAAGTCATAGGCATCACTACAAAAGGTGGTATTAAACTTACTAATGCTAAAGGTCGTAAACTTACAGAAGATGATTTACAGCCACTATTAAGACGCAAAGACATACAATTAGTAAGCCTAGATTATAGCGTAGAACGCAAAATTGATGGCGTAAAATACTTTGAATTTGCAACAGACGCAAAAGATTATGATGACACAGCAGCTATGATCGCTGAACTAGATATGGTTCTAGGTGTCAATACTACAGCTCAACATTGTGCTAGTGCTATGGGTGTTAAAACATGGTGTCTAGTACCTAAGTATCACCAATGGCGTTATGCTCAACCTAGTATGCCTTGGTATCGTTCTATGCGATTAATCTACCAAGATGACAGATCATGGCGTGAAGTTATAGAAAGTGTCGCTAGCCAAATATAATGGGCTTAGGTGATTGGATCATGGCTTCAGCAGAAGTCAAAGAAGCAAACGAAAAGACAGGTAAGAAAGTCAAGATTGGTAATGGTGTAAGTATGTTTTACGATCACCAAGTATTTGCTAACAATCCTCGCATGGCATCTAATTCAGATACAGATGTGGTATGGGTAAAGAATTATCCTAATCACAGACCTTATCTAAATGGTTCTAAAGACGGACATCTAGTCTTTAATGATAACTATAAGCCAAAGCCTGGTGAAATATACTTATCTCAAGACGAAAGAATGTGGGCTGATAAGAGAGTAAAAGAACCTTTTATACTTATAGAGCCTAATGTAAAACGCACTTATATTCATACTGTAAATAAATCATGGGATAAGTGGGATGAATTAGTAAAGCATGACTTACCTTGGAAACAAGTAGGTGATGTTACTGCTAAAAGATATACAGATTGGATAGAAACAAAAACATTCAGGGAAGCATTAGCTATACTAAACAAAGCTAGTGTTTTTGTAGGGACAGATGGTGGTTTACATCATGCAGCAGCAGCTTTAGGCATACCATCTGTGGTTATTTGGACAGGATTTAGTTCACCGAGGCACTTAGGATATGATACCCATAGAAATATACATGACGGTTCAGAGCCATGTGGGACTTTTCATAGCGTATGTAGCCATTGCCTTCTAAAAGCGAAAGCAATCACCGTAGAACAGGTTTTAGATGCAGTTAATACTGAGTGGCATAGAACGCAGAGATAACGTCTTAAAACGCTTACAAACGCATTGTAAGGGTATTTTAACAAGAGATTGGGATGGTAAGTCTATTCCTGTAGTTGTTGGCAATTTACATGGTGCTGATAACATACAAATGGAGTGTAGAAAGCAAAATATACCATATATTCTCATAGATCATGGTTATTTTCACAGAGCTTCAGATTTATCTTGGGCTAGATTCTGCGTAAATAACTATCATTGCACAGATTGGCGTAGTTCAGATAGAGAAATACCTAAAACACACGAATATCGGTCAGGTGAAAACGTAGTAATACTGCCACCTGCTGACAAAATAGCCTATATCTACCAAAAATATAATTGGTTAGACCAAAAGATAGAGGAAATACGCAAATATACAGAACGTAAGGTTATAGTTAAGCGTAAAGGTGAAGGTGATTTTAAGCAAACTATGAAAAAAGCTCATGTGATTGTGAGTTTTGGTAGTGTTGCAGATGTAGAAGCAAGTATTCATGGTATCCCTGTGATTGTTTCAGATCATAGTCCGGCAATGCCTATTTCAAACAAGATTCAAGATATAGAAAACTTAAAATACCCAGATAGAACTGAATGGTTACGTTCACTAGCTAGTGCTGAATGGCATAAAGACGAAATGGACAAATGCTGGGAAAGATTAAAAGGACAATTAGATGGCATTAACTACATACACAACGTTTACAGCGACAGTAGAAAGTTACTTAGCTCGTAATGACTTGACAAGTGTTATACCTGACTTCGTTCAGTTAGCACAGTTAAGATTAAGTCGTGATTTAAGAACAGAAAGAATGTTAAAGGTTGCAACGACTAGCCCAACTGATAACAAAGTAGCGTTCCCATCTGATTTCTTAGAGTTAAGAGAGATGCACTTACAAGGCAATCCTCCAATTCTATTAGAGTTTCAAACACCTGATCTATTCTTCCGTAATGGTCAAACAACATTATCAGGTCGTTCACACTACTTTACAATGTTAGGTACAGAGTTCCAATTTGCACCTAGCCAAGATACATCATATACAGTTCAAATTTTATACTATGCTCAACCTACATTTATCTCTAGCACAACAGCTAGTAACTTGTTCTTAGCATACTACCCAGACGCTTTACTTTACGCAACTCTAGCAGAAGCAGAACCATATTTAATGAATGACCCAAGAATTGCAACATGGTCAGCATTATACGATAGAGCTATTGCTAATATTAAGAAAAGCGATTTAGGTCAAACCTATTCATACACAACATTAAGTGTAACACCACGATAATTTATAAAGGAAAAACATCATGGCAGAAATGAGTAACTACCTAGAGAACGCACTATTAAATGCTACTCTAAACGGTACAACATATACAGCACCAGCAACAGTTTATGTATCACTATGGACTTCAGACCCAACAGATGCAGGTAGTGGTACAGAAGTTAGTACATCTGGTACTGGCTATGCTAGAACAGCAGTATCATTTGCAACAGCGTCAGGCACATCAGGTAACGTATTAAATGATGCAGACGTAACTTTCCCAACAGCAACAGCTTCATGGGGAACAGTAGGTTGGATTGGTATCAATGATTCTACTTCAGGACCTAATTTACTTTACCATACAGCATTAGATACAGCAAAAACAATTGATACTGGTGATATCTTTAAGATTTCAACAGGCAACCTTTCAGTTACATTAGCGTAAGGATAAACCATGGCGTTAGTCGTCAAGGATAGAGTCCAAGAGACTTCTAGTACTACAGGCACAGGTACGTTTACTCTTGCTGGTGCAGTATCTGGCTTTCAATCATTCTCTGTTATCGGTAACGGTAATACTACTTACTATGCTATTGTAGGTGGATCAGAATGGGAAGTAGGTCTAGGTACTTATACATCTTCAGGCACTACTTTATCTCGTGATACTGTATTAGAGTCTAGTAATAGTGGTTCTCTAGTAAACTTTAGTGCAGGTACAAAGAACGTATTTGTTACTTATCCTGCTGAAAAAGCTACATACCAAGATGCTAATAGTGATGCTTATGCTCCACAGTTTGCAGCTAGTAATGGACTTAATGTTAATAACGGAACTATAGGTACATCTTACACTTTTCCTACAGGATATAACTCTGTAGAAGCTGGAGATATAACAATTTCAGGTGGTGTTACAGTTACAGTTCCTTCTACTTCTCGCTGGGTGATCGTATAATGGCAAGTATAATTCGTGCAACCACAACCAATGGTTTACAAGTAGCTCCAGATAATAGTGGATCATTAGTATTACAAACTAACGGAACTACTACAGCATTAACTATAGATACATCACAAAATGCTACATTTGCAGGTACAGTAGCTATGTCATCATCATTCTTGCGTAACCGTATTATAAATGGTGATATGAGGATAGACCAGAGAAATGCTGGTGCTAGTGTGACATTAACATCATCTGCACCATATACAGTAGATAGATGGCTTGGTCTTGAAGATACAGATGGTGGAATGACTGCCCAACAAGACTCATCAGCTCCAACAGGATTTAATAATTCTTTAAAATTTACTACAACTTCAGCAGACTCATCATTATCTGCTGCACAAACTTGTCGTATGCAACAGCATATAGAAGGTTTTAATATAGCTGATCTTGGATGGGGAACAGCTAACGCTAAAACAGTTACATTATCTTTTTGGGTCAGAAGCTCACTTACAGGAACATTTGCTGGTGGTTTAAGAAATTATGATGCTAATAGAGGATATCCTTTTAACTATACAATATCAGCAGCTAACACATGGGAATATAAAACAGTAACTGTTACTGGCGATACAACAGGAACATGGAATACAACAAATAGTGGTGGTATAGCAGTTATTTTTGATTTAGGTTCTGGTTCTAATTATCAATCAACTGTAAATACATGGGGTGCTGGAAATTATTTTTCTACATCTGGTGCAACATCTGTAATTGGCACTAACGGAGCTACATGGTATATCACAGGTGTCCAACTAGAAGTAGGCTCAACAGCAACACCGTTTGAGAGAAGAATGTATGGTCAGGAATTGGCGTTGTGTCAGAGGTATTTTACTTTAATTGCATCTGGTGATTTAAAAAGCACTGGTGTTGGTTATTATTATTCTGCAACTTCTGCGTATGGTAATTTTAATTTACCTGTTACTATGAGAACAACACCTACAATTTATCAAACAACAGGAACAGATTATTACAGACTTTATAGAAACTCTAATAATGATGGTGTTAATTCATTTACAGTAGGAGATGGAACTACTCCACAATCACTAGAATTTTTAAATAGTTCTGAAGCATCTGGAACTGCTGGTCAAGCTGGTTTTTGGCGAACAGGTAATGCTTCATCTTATTTAGCTGTTCAAGCGGAGCTATAAAAATGTATAAACTTGTTAAAAACCCAATTACTAATAAGATACAAGCAGTAAATAAAACTAAAGATAATATAATGTTATCTATCCCATTTGACCCAGCTAACTCAGACTACCAAGCCTACCTAAAATGGCTTGAAGAGGGCAACACACCTTTACCAGCAGAGGAAAACAATGGCTAAACTAATCCTCAACGGTTCTACTTCAGGATCAATTACATTAGAGTCTCCAGCAGTATCAGGCACTAATACGCTAACGTTACCTGCAAGTACAGGAACAGTAGTAGTCACAAGTGGCGCACAAACTATAGAGTTTGCAGACGGTTCTGCATCTACACCTTCTATCACTAACTCTGGTGATACTAACACAGGTATATTTTTCTCTGCTGCAGATACTATAGACTTTACTGAAGGTGGTACTGCATGTGGTCAATTTGACTCATCTGCTAATTTTAAATTCAACTCTGGTTACGGTTCAGTAGCAACAGCATACGGATGTCGTGCTTGGGTAAACTTTAACGGTACAGGTACAGTAGCAATTCGTGCTAGTGGTAATGTGTCTAGTATTACAGATAACGGTACAGGTGATTATACAGTTAATTTTACTACTGCAATGCCAGATGCAAATTATGTTGGTGTATTTGGACCAGTTACTAGATCAGGTCCTGATTCAAACTGTATGGTCAGGTATGGAAATGCAATGGGAGAATACCCGCTAACAACTACTACTTATAGATTTGGTAC